AGCATTTTTACTTCAGGAGATGAAACGGTTTAGGGAAGGGTACTGGTTTTTTAACAATGGTAAGATTGAATGGCTTACCCCTTTTCATTACTTTTTCCTTAACTACTGGACTGATAAAGGTAAGCAAATGATGTTTGTCGATGCGCAGCGTGACATAGCATTATGGATATGGGGAATAGAGCAGGACAGCAACCTTGCGGGGGGTAACCTGATTACCAACAGGCGTATGGGTAAAACCGTATTCTCAACAGCATGGGTATATTTCCGTACCGCTACCAATTCAGATGTCAGGGCGGGTATACAATCTAAGACCAATTCAGATGTAAAGGTAGTATTCAATAAGATGGTGGCAAGTTGGACAAAGTTGCCCGAATGGTTGAAGCCATTGGATAGCGGCGAAACACGCCCTTCAAGCTCGCTCGACTTCTTCGAACCTCGTAAAAAGTCTACAAAAGGGGACAAAAAGATATACCAGGATGCGCTTAATTCATCCATTGACCATAGGTCTTCTACGGAAGAAGCGTATGATGGTGAGGAACTATTTACCTACTACAGTGACGAAAATGGTAAAACCCTGGAGGTAAATGTAAACACCCGTTGGGAGATTGTGAAGTACTGTTTAATGAAAGGCGCTAACATTACTGGCAAGGCATTACAGACTACTACCGTAGAGGAAATGGAGAAGAAGGGCGGTAAGAACTTCTATGAAACATGGGTGGGTTCGGCTATGTCAACAAAGAGCGAGGCAACGGGTAGGACGAACACCATGCTTACCAACCTGTTTATACCCGCAGATTTCGGTTTCTTATCCAACCACCCCTTAACTGGAGAGCCTTTTGTAGATGAGTATGGCATATCAAATAGAGCATTAGCAAAGGAATATATACTTGCTACATGGGCTAACTTAGAGGGTGAAGCATTACTGTCTGCCCAAAGAAAAAATCCGCTAAATATCAAACACGCCTTTCAAGGCAAAGACGGTAACGGTGAGTTCAGCTCACCTGAATTGGGGCAACAGGAAGATTATCTAATGGAGGAAGCACCTAAAAACTTATTAAGGCGCATTACTTTCTACCGTGACGACATGGATGGTCAGGTTAAATGGCGTGATGATAAGAGAGGTTACTTCGAGATTTGTTGGGACTTTTTAAACCCTTTAAGCGAGAGCAACAGGCGGAAATTACACGCTAACGGTCTGTTCGCCCCAGCTATGACAGATGAGTTTGCTATCGGTGTCGACCCTTTTGCAGCAACTATTACCACGGGTAAGCAGGCGTCTATGGCGGTTGCCTATGTGTATAGGAAAGGTGTGATTAACGACCCGGATAATAGCGCAATGATGGTATGCAGATATGCGCAACGTACCCGAATGAAAGCGGATTTTCATAAGAATGTGATGCTGATGTGCCAATACTACGGATGCAAGGCTAACTATGAAAGTGATGTGGACGACTACTACGAAACATTCCTCCAAAACGGTTTTAAGAACTATGTTATGTGGCGACCTGCTATTACCGTTGACCCGCAGCGAAAAAGGGTGGCTGTAAAGTATGGCACGCCATCTAAAGACCCTTACGCCCTGCAAAAGCACACTCAGGTTATCCATGAATACCTAAAAAACCATTGGCATAAGCTGTACTATTTGGAATTGGTGCAGCAGTTGAAAGTATACACTACGGATGACCGTACGGCTTATGATGACGTGATCGCTTTTGGTATGGCGCTAATTGGCGGGTTTGAGAACGTACGGAATAATACCGCACCCGAAAAGGTTAAGCAGTTTATGAAGTTAAGGAATGTACGGGCGAAAAGGACTTGGACGGTTTAAAAAGCAAAGGACCTTAGACCCTATCAGTACCGAATGCGGCTGTAATTCTGTTTTATGCTCTTTCTGCGTGCAGTCCTAATTTACACCAAGTCCTATTTTCACATATGTCGGAATTTCACTGGTCTTCAGTATCTTCCCATTTCATCACCAATTACTACATAATTGCCCTTTGTGTATTCATAATCGTATATTGATAGTTGTATGGTATAAACATATTCTTGACCATCAATTATACGAAGTTGTTTTCCGACATAAAATAGACCATCGTTATAGTCGACCCATTTAAATACAATTTCAGTACTTTTCTCAATTAATGTGCGTGGGGTATTCATGCCAAATATTACCATTCCGCCCCGAATTGGTTCTGAATTTGGTTTTTTATATTTAACTGAATCCATTAAACACATTATTGCGGCTGCGCTCATATCTCCCTATCTTTAATTATCTTATCAACTAACGGCTTTGGCAGCCTATTCAAATGGTGTATAATAAATGAATTTTCACTTTCATTATCACACTCAAACCAAAAAGGCAGAAAGTAATAAGTTTTACCATCTTCTGCATTTACGACACTACCCATGCGTTGCAGGAGGGCTATTGTTTCGTCATTTAAGTTTATTTTTATCATACTATTTTTCCTCCTTAACCTTACAATAATAATACTGACTAACCTTTGATATACCCAAATAGAAAGGTAACTTTGATTTAACCATTTTACCTTTCCAAAACTTTTTAAGTTGTTTTTTAACCTTACGTGGCAAACGAATAACTTTATATTTTGATGGTTCTGTATATGGTTGGTATGGGTCGTATCCCATCCGATAGCCCGATTTTGAAAAGTCAAACCCTGAAATGTGAGTAAGGTTTGGGTTAAACATTATTGGCACTTCAAAGTCAAATCGGCTAATTGTTGAACCATCATAAGCATTAGGCGATGGCGTTTTCCATTCTATTTTGTTATTAAGTCCATCTTTTAATTTTTCAAATGCTTTCTTAGCCTCTTTTGGACTTTCAAATTCAAGTGAACGCTTTGCGCCAAACTCTTGCATTTCACGAATTAATGATGGGTAGTGAATATCTTTTGCTTTCATAATTACCAAAATCTACTAAAAGGTTTCTTAACCTTAACTTCTGACACATCATAACCCTCAATTTTTTTATAAATATTAAAAGTCATCCCGTCTATACTTACACGGATATATCCCTTAACTCTACCTTTATAATATACAGTTATTGGTTCAATATACTTAAATTCATAGGTCTTCAAAGACGCATGTAGTTCATGTTCGATATGGTTATAGTCGTTATAGTCGAGTTCTATATCGACTGATGATAGCTTTATTTGGGTTGTTTCAGTATCTACCTGAATAGACTTTAAAGTACGGGCTAACCCGTAAAGATGTTTTATTAATTCCATAAATTCTCGTGTTGCTAGACGCAATTTACGATTTATCCTTTGCTATTCCAAAAATATTTTATATTTGTATTCATGTCAGAAAACTCCACTTTTCCGAATCCGCTTGAGCCGGATGATGTCAAAAGAACCGCCCAATACGGACTTCAGTTTATGAAAGCAACTTATGATGGTTGGAATAACGGCTCATTCAGCGGGGAAAGCAGGGCGGCAAGAAAGCAAAGGTTCGATTACAATAGGGCGTTTATGATGGGTAAACAGCCAATGGATGAGTATATGGACATACTCGACGTTGACGGTGAAATGTCTGTTATCAACCTTATTTTTGACCCGTTACCTATCGCTATGCCGTTTATAGCAAGGATTAAAGACAGGTATAATCAGCGTGTAGAAAAAGTTGTTTGCAATTCCATAGACCCATTTACGCAGGATAAAAAGAAAACAGCAAGGGATAACGACGTTTTCAAAATGATGGAGAAACAGCGCATAGCGACACTTCAGCATGAAAGCGGAGTAAATATTGAGCAGTTCAAGGACGACGACCCCGAAGATGAGAACGAGGTGGATATGGAGTACGGGTTCAACTACAAAGAACGTGAAGAAGTATTGATGGAAAACGGTATCGAGATTGTTTTTTATGAAAATGACTTTGATGGCGTAATAAAGGACAGGTCGCTGATGGACACCATTTGCGCAGGCTATTTGGTAAGCGTGGTTGAGGTAGACAACAACTCAAGGGTTAAGATACGTAATGTCCGCCCCGAAAACTTCATCGCCTCATCGAGCGAATATTACGACTGGCGTGACTGGCAATTCATGGGTGAGATATATTTTATGTCCATCATGGATATTAGGCAAAAGTACCCAAGCAAGGTATCAGAGCAAAAACTATTTGAATTAGCTAAATCGCAACGGGGCAAGAATAATAACCCCGATACATGGTCATTTGAATGGTCTGAATACTTTACCAACTCCCCGTCAAGACCCTATGACAACTTCCGGGTTAGCACCGTTATACTTTACCTGAAAACGCTAAATAACATTACTTATTCCGTTGAGCAGGACAGGTTCGGTAAAGAAGTGCTGAATAGAAAGTATGCTAAAGTGCCCGAAAAGGAGTATATAGACAGCCCTGCTTACGAGGTCACCTATACAGGCGTTTGGATAACAGATACCGATTACCTGCTTGAATGGGGGTTATCAAAGAACATGGTTAAGCCCGAAAAGAATTTGACAGAGGTGTATTCGCCCTACGTTATCTATATGCCCGACAATAGCGCATTAGGTAATAAACCATTGGCAGAAGCTATGATACCGTCCATTAAGATGATGCAGTTAATTTATCTGCAACAACAGAAGATAATCGCATCCGCCGCCCCTGATGGATTTAAGGTAGATATTGCTTTTATGAGCGATATAACTTTGGGTGAAGGAATGGCAGATTTGACCCCGTTCCAATTGTATAAGATTTACAAGCAAACAGGTATTCAATACTATAAATCTATTGAAGATGACGGTGATGGGCAAAGGAAAGCGCCCATTGAACCTGCAAATGTGCCATTCTCATCAAAGCTGGATCAGCTAATGAACCAGTGGAATATGCACTATGACATACTTAGCAGGATTGTTGGCGATAATCAGCTTGCTTCGGGGCAGATAAGCAATCAGGCGGTAGGTAAAGAAGTTATGCAGAACGCTAAGCAAATAGCACAGTCGGCAAGCAATTTTCTATATGATGCGTTCCTAAACAGCAAGCAACGGGTGGCTAAATTGGTGCAAATCATGCTTTGGGATATGTTGGTATTCGGCAAAAAGTATGGCGTATTATCTTATGACGGGTATGGACGTGCTTTGGGAACTGATAAGATTGAGAACCTGAAGTTAGAGGCAACCGATGACTTAGGTAAAATGGCATTTGATGTGATGATACAGGTAGTTTTGGATGAGCAGGAACAGGCTAATTTGAATAACGATATTAACCAGGCTCTTGCGCAGAAACAAATTGAGTTCCATGATGCCGTTGATATACGCAGGGTAGCGCAGACAGATTTGAAATACGCAAGCTATCTAATGGCAGCACGAATTAAACGCCGTAAAAAAGAGGCAGCGCAGGAGGCGCAACAGAACATACAGCAACAGGGGCAGTTAAACGCCCAAAACGCACAGGCTAAACAGCAAGGCGATATGCAGACCCAGCAAATGATTCACGCTAATAAGATGGAGTTGGAAGATAAGAAACAGCAAGGTGTGGCTATGCAGGAGGATTACAAGTTTAGCGGTGCTTTGAAAACGGCTATTGCTACGACTATATTGCAGAAACCGGGGGCGAAACTATCGGATATTCCAGATTTTATTTTTGCGGGGTTAAACATTACGAATGCCGCACAAAAACAAACGGTGCTTGATGCAATGCAGGCTATGGCTAAAGGTGCAGCATTACAACAGCACCCCGATAATCAGCAGGAGGCTACGCCTCAAGAGGCTCAGGGGCAGGGGCAACCGGCTTAGTGCAGGAATTGGGTAAATACAATAAACCAACCTAATATGGCTAATATAATTGCAAATCCCCTGAATCCCCAATAATATGGTGCTGTATTTGGATAGCTAAAAGCCGCTAACGTAAATACTATGGTGGATATAATTATCCAAAGTTCGGTGATGTTCATGTAGGGTTAACAATATCTAACTTGTATTGTTTTAATAAATCTATACAACTCAAGTAAGCATCTTTATGAAATTCATATAGGCTATCAAAATTATTTACACCAAAATATCTATTTACAACCCATCCTTTTTGTTTATAATCAGTACCTATTTTGCCAAATATAACTGTAAATACAACCCTATCATCATCTCTGCTTATCTCCGTTTCAAAACCAAAATTGAGTTTGTGTATTAGATTTACAAACTCCATGTATGCGCCAGTTAATGTACCCTTTTCCATATTCCTTTAATTTTAACCCACCTACACCCACAGCGTAAGCATATCTTAGTCGAAGCAAATCGGTATGATACGCATTGATGGTTTAGTAGGTAGCAGAGTAGGCGGTTCATCTAACTACCGCTTTACAAATACCCCAAACAATAATAATTATTCCTATTCCGTATAGGATGCCGATTAAGATAGGGATTGTCATATTAGTAAACTTTGTATATACTTTTAATATCTTTATTTTTAAACGCATCAATTTCTGATTTTATATAATCTTCGCAATCAGAAATAGAGTAATTATACTGATGCCCGCTTCTGTAACAAATTGGTGGTTTTTAATATTCATATCTCCATCCGTACCAATGAAATTTTTGAATATAAAAATGCGTAATACCCGATGTGTTTACTACTTTTTCAATTCTAAATTTCGGGGTTAAAACCATTTTAAAATATTTTTTCATATCCAATTAAACCGTTTAAAATTCCAAGTTCTTGCATCATTTAACTCACGTATTGAAACGGCATATTCATATTCAAATCTTGCCTGACATGCTAATGTATATATTTTTCTCTTAGACTTATGCCAATCCCGTGACACCCACTTCTCATGGGCTATTTTAATTGAAACTTCGCTCATATCTTAAACCTAAATAAAATATATTGCCAAAATGAGCTTCTAAGTCGTTCAAGTATGTTACTACACGCTTGGTACTTAATGGTCATCCTATCTAATTGTTCTTGAATGTCAAAAACTTCTTTCTCATACTCATCTCTAATTGCATCAACCCTTAATAAGTGGTCTTGTTCTCTTTGGGTTAAATCTGTTTCTTTTTCAGCGAATTTGTGATACGCAGGATACTGCATTATAGTATCCATATCCAAATTCCACAACTTACCATTATGCTTGATGCAAGGAAATGTATACTTTGTCGCGTTATGAACCAAACTTTTATTGTAATCACCCTCTTTGTATGTTTTCATTTCAATCTTTTAACATGTTTACCCTGTAAGTCCTGTATTTTTAGATGAATTTTAGTTATTTGGTCAACCAATGGCATCATTTTTTCTATGATTGTATATGACTTTTTATTTGGGTCAGTATATTTTAATCCCATATTAGGCACGTTTTCTTTTTGCTCGTCAGTCCTACCAACAGGTATTAGTATTTTTGCTATGCTTTTACTTTTCATAACATTCATTTGGTGTTAATGGGTATTCACGCTTCAACATTTCATCCATACTTTTAAAAAAATCAAAACTACCTAAAATCTCATAGGGCTTATTAACGCCTCCGTAAGAAACTTTTTGCATTAAAGGCGTTGTGCCTATGTTTATTTTTTCAGTAGACAAAGCCAAATCAACATGGTTATATAACACAAGCCATTGGTCAAAAGATAATAATTCAACTGCTATATCCCTCATGTTTATCAAAAAACCGTGAGTAACAAACATCTTTACGATATATTCAGGCGTATATGTAAAACCTAATTGAGTAAATTTAGCATCCAGTCGGTACGCCAAATAATCCTTAAACAAATCAAGCCGCTGGTTTATTTGAGATAGGGTCATATCTCAAAAGTTATCCCCAACTCTTTACCAATAAGTTGCAGCATGGTTAGAGAAGTGCTTTTTTTACGCCCACTTTCAAGCCCCGCAATCGTGTCTACCGACATATTTAACTTAACTGCTAATTGAGCCTGATTTTTATACCCTTTGGCTATCCTTGCCT